GTAGAGCTTAGCGAGCGCTCGGCAACTAAAAGAACGGTGTGCTGAGAAACTCGGCGCTCGGCTGGAATGCTCTCGTTCTGTGCATTGGCAAGCTCGATGAGTGACTGACGGAATGACGACTTAGATGTACGATACTTAGACTTAGGAACTACACGAGATTCCTGCTTAGCGATTAAGTCGTTAATAAAGTCGTACACTTTTTATTGCTCCTTCACTGGCAAAAGATCTGCGTCTTTTGAGTTATATAGTGCAGATGCTAAGACTGCGGCTCTATCAAACGGGGATTCATTTTCACGTGTGCCACGAAGCCACGCCGCACGAAGTGCTGGAATGATTTCATATCCTTGACCGGACAGTTCAGCCATCGCGGTAATCGCATGCTCTGGCGAGTAGTACTCCGACTCATCCTTTAGCTCTGCGTATAAAGTAGAACTAGCGTAGAGCGAGGCAACAATAGAAGCTTCGCCCTTACTGGACTTTGGGTGAGCCTTCGGCAAAAGATCATTATCCTGCTTGTAGTTAGGGTTCGCGGGGCGTCCACTTTTTAACAAGCGTAGGAACGCATTGACGCGAGCATACGCCCAGCCGTCTCTTGTCATTCCTGGTCTGTGTGAACTTGAGAACGCACCTGCACCTCGACGATAGACTGCCTTTAGCATTCCAAGTGTAGCCTTACGGCCTTCAGGTGCTTTCTCATTGTGCTTCTTAACCTTCTCGCGAAGGGTTGCCTCTGTTCGAGCGCTAAACACGATTTTCTTTCCACCTGACGCAGAACCTTTAGAGTTTTTCTTTGAACCAGAGATTCTGTCCTTCTTAGGAGCACGCGGGTTGCCAAACTCTGTTTCAGTCGAGTCAGAAGAGTCTACAGGAACGCAGTTCGGAACCATGTTGCCGTTCTTACCTTTCTTCATGCCAACTTGTTTGTACCCGTCCCAGCAAGGACCTTTACCAGCAGCAGTGATGACAACAGAACCGTTCGTTACGTGGTCGATGTTTTGCTGGTAGTTCATTTTTTAGATCTGCTCTGCTGCTTCTTCGAGTGCTTCTTCAAGCATTGACTCGTGCATTGGAAGTTCTGTTGGTGCTTCCTCTCCGAGGAATGAGGATAGGAACCAGTTAAGCTTTGAGCGCTTGCTAAGAATGTCAGCAAGTACGTTCATAATTCCTTGGTCGTTTACTGCCTGTGCGCAGTTAAACGTGTCGTTTAGGCAAGCTAGAAGAGTTAGGTTTGAGTCGCGTAGATCTCGTACCATTCCTAGCGCATCTGATCCAACCTCAGCATCTGAGATTGATGAGTTATTTGCAAAATCAGTTAGTCGATAGATAACTGGCTTACCACGAGTGCGGATTAGCTCAGCAATCGCATCAATCTGCTCTTCAGACTCTAGGTAGATATCTCCAAAAAATTCGTGGAACTCTGCGAAGTCTGAGCCCTTTACGTTCCAGTGATGTCCGTGTGCCTTAAACTTAAACACTACTGTGTTTGATAGGCACTCTGTTAGACATAGTGCGAGAGCCTCGTTTCCGCTCTTGCTGTCCATCATAACTGCGTGATCCATTATTGAGGTGTTCCTTCCTGCGTTGGTTGTTCTGTCTCTGAAGCAGGAATTTCCTCTTCAGGAGAAGCTTGTGGTCCCTTGAGAAGTCTTTCAACCTCTGGTGGAATTGGTGCGAGTGATTCAGCCTGCGATGCAAGACGTGTTGCCTTCATTACGTCTGGAGCTACAGCACCCAGCATTGCCTCGGTAAGCTCTGGAGTAATTGAGCCCTTCTCTTGCAGCATACGCAGTGCAACCTCTACAGGTGTAGGGGCATCTTGCTCGGTAAAGCCGTGAGCGCGACGCCAGGTATCACCTGAAATTGCTCCACGGTCAAATCCAGCATCTGCGTCGGCGGCGCGGTCATTACGCGTAGCCACCTGTGATGGGTCGTACCATACGCAGATGCGTTCTACCTGCACTGGGTCAAACCCATTTGCGAGCAGGTACGGACGCAAGTAAACAACTGTAATAGCATCTGCAATCAGAAGCATCAATGGTTCAATGTGTGCTTTGTATAGGGACTCATCAATCTGTACCGCGTTAGAGTACTTGACGTTTGCAAGACCAGTAACAATATCCTTTGGAACATCAAGTCCCTGTAGGATACGCTCCAACACTCGATCTGCACGTTGCGCAAGTGCTGGGTCAAACGAACGTTCAAACTTAAATTGCTTAATAGCATCGCCAAGTTCAGCAGGGCCACGAATAATCAAAGGAACAACCGCGCTGGCTGAATCCTCATCACGAATAGGTGTGGTCATCGCATCAATTAGTTGATCCTCAAACTCGTCTGCCGCTTCCTCAGGAGTGTAAGCCTGATTCATGTCGTCATCACTGTCATAAGGATAATCTGGATCTGGAGATGCAGCAACAGAAAGACCGTCAGGCAAGTACAAGGCTCCAGCGTTTAGGCGTGAGCGTGCAGTTGCACGGAACGTTCTGTTGAGGAGAAGTAGTTCTGCGCACATATCAAGTAGTCCACGTAGACTTGAGTCAGCCTCGTCGGAATAGCGTGGGTGTGCTCGCCAGATACGACCAACGAAGGCGTTCTTTGGCAAAATGATTTGGCCGTACTGTTTTTGCCCTGTTGCGTTGGACATTTCACGGCGCGGTGAAATTGTGTAGGCACCCTTGTTGTCAACCTGAACTTCATCAACTGAGCGAATATCCCAAGTTTCTGGAAGACCCTGTCCTTGACGTTCTGGGATCTGCACGAGATAGCATTCACCAGTTACTGCAAGATTAAGCGCTGCGTCCTTTAGAAGACCAGCCTGACCACCATACGCGGAGTCCAAACGCCCAAGCGCACGCTCTGCGGCGGACGATAGACGTGTGTCAATAAACTCTGCGTTACGAACTGGGATTGGAGTCTCTGCAGGGTTGTCAACAACTGCCGCATAGAGACGAATACGTGAAACAACAGATGCAACGAGGTTAAACGCGTACTTAATTTCACCGATGGCGTCGTAGTACTCCCACGCCTCAGACTGCCAGGCGTTTGAACCAGCAAGGCGACGATTACGGAAGTGCTCAGCCTCACCTTTATCGTTAAGACGAATTTGAGCAGCCGCTGCTGTAAGAGCGCGAGGAGCAGAATAGGTTGCTGGTTGAGCAAAACCTGTGTTGTTAATAAATGTGCTAAGTGATTGACCTGGTACAGGAGGAAGAGCACGACGAGCAGTAGATGCTACACGTCGACGGGCAGCTCTGTTGGTGCCCTGCGGTTCGCGACTAAATACGCCCACGAAATAACTCCTCGTCTCTGTCTAACGGAACGACTGGCATTACTTCTCCAGCCACGCGGTTATCAAGCCAGCTACCGCAGATAGTGCAAGAATCATGCACACAGCGGTCGTTGCTATAGGTACTATAATATAGGAAATCACAACAAGTGATGCGATCCAAAATGATGTACACCAATAACAGGTGATGAGATACCCGATACCTGGCTTCTTTGGCGAGGACTTCTTCCAGACCCAGTTACGCGCCTTTTCAAGAACGGTGTCCTCGATGATAAGACGGGTAGCGCGGTATACGGCTAGCCCTAGTATGATGAAGTTTCCAAATGCTATTTCCATTGTCATTCCTTTTCCTCGGTTGGATCTTGGCTTGAATACACGTGGCGATACGGATTCCACGAGCGCAAACGTGAACCGCAACCGCAGTTCTCGTCCTTCTTGTAGGCAAGCATCTTGCCTGTTTCGGTTATGATGTAGGAGTCCTCGGTTTTTACGTTTGACTTGTGGAACTCCGTGTAACGTTCACGAAAGACAATCATGGGTCCTTCGTTACCGTCAATCGCAATCGTGACCACCTCGTCGGTGATAACGATGCGGGATTTTGTTAGCTGGTAGGCTCCAGCGGTAATCGGTGCCGACTGCAGTTCTTGAACAGTAGCAACGAGGTCTGCCGGGGCAACACCAACGAACGCTGGGAACACATCATGTAGGATCTTCATTTACCTAACCTTCTTGCCATAGCACGGTAGGTAACGTTTGCCGCATCGGCAAGTTCCTTTACAGTGACGTTAGTTTCGTATAGGCGAGTGCATATACTTGTAAGCTCATCGTTGGCAACAGCCTGCGGTGAACTTAATGTCATCTTAGAACGGTAGCGACGAGCAAGCGGAGATAACTGCTCGATACGTGCTTTATCTGCTGGTGAAATTCCAGGAGAAACTGGACGACGAGACACGTAGCCTCTCGTGACAGTCTTTAACTTAGGTGTAGGAACAGGAGTATCAAGCGGTGAGTGTTCGTGCTTGCGCGTTACCCAGAACTTGACTGTAGATCTACGTCGTGGTGGAGTAAACGCGTTCCCTATGCTCTGCAACGGCCAGCCTGCATCAAAGAGCTGTGAAACTCTTGTGTAGAACTGGTCGTCGTAAAGTGAGATGAGAAGCTCGGCCTCTGCCTTAGGTAATCCCTGTTTGCGAGCGGGACGACGCTTCTCTTCCATAAAGTACACAATAACATGTTGTGTACACTAGCGAACTTTAAAAACGCCGCCAGTTCTGTTTGTTGGGATCTTGCGGTGCGCCAACGAGCGCGCGGTTAGTTTTCCTCCGTGAAAACCAGCAGGAGGCTTAATGAGGAGCGCAGTCAGTGCGTGGACAAGTGCGTCAACGCGGTCTGGAGACTTACCTTCACCTGGAATCCACGAGATCATCTGTGACTCAAGGTCCGCGAGATATCCAACGTGGTGAACACGCCCTTGTTCATACGCGAGCGTGATTGGCTCTGCGCGTAAAGCCTTGCCGTGTTTTGAGTGAACCTCTAAAACCTTAATGCTTGGATCAATGGTGTTGATTGCGTTGCGAACAAGCGCACCGCCCTGGTTAACTTCAGCTACAACGGGGCAACCCCACTTGCGTGCCATTTGCACAACCTTGTTTGCCCACACGTCAGGAGATCCGTGAACGGTTGCGTCCTCAAGTACCCACGAGTTGCGCTTGTACAAATCGCGCTCGCCAGTTGACGCACAAACAACGATACCGCACTCATCGCGGGGATTCTCTGCAACCGAAGGGTCAACCGCAACAACGCGTAACGGAGTTCCAATCGGAAGCACGGATTCACGACCGCGGTCAATAAGATCTGGTGTCCAGAGCGCACCCTCTACGTCCGAGAGCATCTCGCCGTATAGTTCCTGTTGGGCAAGACGTGTTCCTTCGTATACACCTTTGATGGCGTCTAGGTATGCCTCAGATAGGTTTCCCTGGTTATCCATAGTTGAACCACGTGTAATTTTAACCTTGCCAGTTTTTTCAGCCTCGTTAAGTAACTGATAAAGAAGAGGAACTCTCTTTGGAGTTGTCGTAACCATGATCTTAGGATTTGATCCAAGACGAGTACCAACACGTAAGTTATCAAACGCGGTCATACCTGCTGCATCTGGAGTTTGACGCCAGGCAGCAACCTCGTCTCCCCAGGCGTGTGTAAATTGCGGACCACGAAGTGAATCCGGCTCATCTGCGGTGAAGC